GGGAATAAAGTCTGGACAGCATGCTGAAATTTGGGAGCGTGAGCATCCCACACTTCATCATCGTGCAAACTCAATTCATCCAAATACTCATTGATATTTGAATGCGTAATGGCTAAAGCATCATGTTTCTTAGTCCAAAGGGGTATCTCAACAACTGAATTGATATCGAGAGGTCCGACATAACGAGAGATTAATTTCTCCCACCTGAAAGTCCTCTTGAGAAATTGTACTTCAGATAATCTCTTCCAAGGCACAATAGCATCCTCTTTATTAGCAGAAGTATATGTGTATCCTATATTAGCCATAGCCTCTTGCACAATAATACCATTGAATTTATCTTTAAACTCATCGATAACCGCCATGATGACATCATCACCAGTGCAATATAACCCGACAATCTTATGAAAAACCAAAGTTGTTGGAAGTTGGCTATAAAAGGCATATCTATGAATCAACTGATTATTCATGCTGTTGAGAATCAAGGTAAAAGGGTTACCAGATGGTAAAGCTCCAAACCATTCATATACAATATTATTAAACAAGTGCCTAGAATTTACAAGCTCTAACCAAAGAATCCTTCTAATTTGATCATTACCATCAGCGTACCAAGCATTAACAATATCTAATACTGCAAAAGCAAATACAGTGAGTTGATCTCCATCATAATGAGAAAAATCTCCATCACAAACCAGAGGATCACTACTGGTACTTGTAGATCTCAGATTATGAGCAATCTGATCCCATTGCATAGAGAATGGATTAATTGCTGTAACCATACCATTTCTGATGCTATTCTGATGAACCCATTGCATGAAAGCTCCAAAATACATTCGGAAAACTCCTAAATATACAAACATAGCTCCGGAAAATAATCTAGATTGTCCATTAATGACTTTCTGTTTCTTTCTCCTTTCTATCTTTAAATTGTCGGTATATATTAATAATTGTCTAACATTGTTTCTACAATCATCAATTAGTTTCCCAAATAGAGCTTCCACCTCTTTGAAATCGGGGTGACTCCTATCTCTAGGAGCATCCAGGGCAAATAATCTTTTCTTGAGATTAGACTTATCATATTTCATTGGGTATCCTGCACTAGTAGAAGATTTAATAGCATCACTGAAGGCCTTATCGGCGTCACCCCACAAGCTCTCCTCAACACTCAATATTCTCTTTTCTCCGGGAGGGAGTGAGAATAGAAAAGCTTGGAAGTCTTCCTTACAATGCCTCACAAGAGTTGGATCAAGAATGGCACTATTAGAACAATAATTCTTAAGTGCTATTTCATAGGGATCTTTTCCATCTGTCGGTCTTAACATAGCGACGTCCATCTTTGATAAGAATGGACCTTTCGGATGTTGTAATCGACTTTTCCTGATATCTGAAATACCATATGGAGAATGAGTCTCCTTCACAGTACCAAGTACTTTGTATTTATCAGCAATAAACAGAGGTACACTCTGTAATTGTATATCAGGATTTAATCCTTCATAAGTTTCAGTAACAGTGTTAGCTAGGTCCTGTGATGTACACTTGACTTGCTTTACTATTGACTTTAAACATTCCTCTATCATCTCTTGCGTAACGAGAGAGGAATAAGCTTGTTCATCACCACTACGCGATGAGCCGGCTATATGAGCACCAATTATTCGATGCGCTTGCATTGTTGCATTTCGCACAAATATGGGCACCCCGCAATCACCTTCCATAGAATCAACATAGTACCTTATACCCTTAGTAACGGTATAGTGTATGTGTTTATCAGTTATAGGAACCTCAGCTTTATAAGCTAAAGAATTCACATATACTCTTCTATGGGGCACTTTCATAGACACATGAAATTGCCTAGAAAGATTGGAAACCATTTTCTCGGTCACAAAGAACGATTTAACTATATTTCGACAATCTCTAGTGGGCAAAGCCACTATAACCATGTGTGTTTCCTCCATACCATCGTCAAAACAGCTATTGATAAGATCGTTAATAGTGATTTGAGCATTAGGCACTGGATTATCATCTCCAACTGACATGAAATATACCATCCTAAGACCAATCTCTTTATCATCAGATTTAGCTCTTAAGAGTCTCTCAACAAAGTGAAGCGGCATCATTATTCTGTTGGTAAGAAGAAGAATACCATAACCTAAGAGCTTAAGCTCCTCATCATCTTCTCCAGCCACAAGTATTCTCGTAAGATTTTTAGTGGTGATGGAGTTGACTAAATCGAAGCCAGTGATATCTGAACCTTGAGGAGTTATTCCAGCTTTCGCTTGACTATCCTTAAGCTGCTTTAATGTCATATTCTTAACTCTGGCTCCTCCCTTTTGAGTTTCATAGAAACCTTCTGGGATAATTTCAGTGTTGGTATTTTTAGGTTTATGAACATAGTACGCTAACAGACATCCAATAGCTAGTGAAACTAGGTTAACCACTCTCATGGTCTTATCAAAGTTTTCTGGATTCAAATAAGTCTGACTAACATACAGTAGGAATTTTGACACCTTAGTCTTAACTTGTGACATAATATCACTCATTTTACTAAAGGTGATGGTAGTTGTAGAT